AAGTGTCCAAGTACATATGGTTATGTTAGCCACAAAACCACCTACATGAAACATATAAAAAGGTGAATTAATTAGCCAACAAACAAAAGAGCCAAAATGATAATATCCTTGATATAAATAATATATATCCCATTCATGTCCTTTTAATCCAGTAACTGGATTAAACATATTTAATTTTTTGATATTTATATTTTGAAAATTTAAAAACTGAATAGATATTTGACGCCGATACAATCAATAAATTAATTACAGGAGAACCTGTTTTTAGTGATTCTATTATAAAATAGATGATCGATAAAAACCTATTTTCTGGGAAGAATAAAGAATTAGCAGAACAATTATTAAAACACAAAATACCAATTTTAAATAAAAGTTTATAGTTTGGTATACCTGCTGAAACTATTATAGATAAAAATGGAAATGCTTTAATTATAGTAGATAAAAGTTTATTGGATAAAATCTCATAGCAATAGCTGTAGAAAATAATATTACATGAAATAATACATGCTATAACGGATGAAGTTATTAAAAATCCAAGAAACGCCGAAGAAAGAAGTATAATTGGTATATCTAGAAAACTAATTGATTCATTTAAGAAAACATTTGATATACAAAATGATATAGATGTATATTCTGGTGCATATGCGTTAAATGATGAGTATGAATTTGCATCGGTATTTATGACTGATGAAAATGCTAGACAATATCTATTTGATTTAGCTAAAAAACAAGATATACACGAAAACGGATTTATAAAAACACAATTAAAGTCTTTTATAAATAAATTGGTATCTATTATTTCAAACAGAGCTGTATTTAAAACTAAACAACAAGAACTTGTATAGTATCAAAAAGCACTCAAAGATTATATATATAATAGACATTCTGTATAGAGTGACATTGACATAAAAAGCGCTTTAAAAAATAATTATAATGACCCTGTTTTACAAAATGCTGATAGATCTATCGATGATGCAATAACTTTGAATAATGCTAAAATAGCATTTGAAACTCATAATTATAGTAGAATACAAATAACTGTAGATAGGGAAAAAATAAAGAGTGTTAATTGGGATAAAGTAATATCAAATCTAACATCTAGATTATTAGCTCTTAAATCGTCTTAGTTATAGCCCGATATAAAAAATAAGTTAACACAATCTACTAGAAACTAGATATAGTTGTTACAAAGTTAGACTACTTCAAAATATACCGCAGTTTCAATAATGGCATATAGTTTAGCATAGCAAATACTAGATGATGTGAATAGGTTACAACAAATTAAAAATGATCACGGTAGAATTTCTGACTCGGATTATCAGTATCAAATGAATGATAATTTAGGTATGTATGATATTGTTCTAAATGATATATATAATATAATCACAGAAGAAGGAAAATAGAGTATGGTAAAAGAAATGAATTAGTTAGCTGTTTCAGACAATGAAAAAATAAAAGAAGAAGACGTAGATACTCTTACTTCTATGATTGTTCATGTTAGAGATTTGGCAAAATGTGGAACTAATTTATTAAACTCTATGTTAATTGACAATGTTGCGTTTACAATGTAGCAGGTTGGAGAAGAAGTTCAATCACCTGAAGTACAAAATTATATAAATCAACTTGTTAATGGAGAATTATCTTTCGGATAGGACGTTGGCTGGTTTACAAAAATGTTTGGCGCTGCAGATTCAATCAACAACGAAGCGATAAAAACATTATCTCATCTTATTTCAAATGTAAATGATAAAGTAGACGAAAGTGTTTTTGATACATGTGTTCCTTTATTAAAGGCGTAGAAAGATCTAAAATTAGGAGAACGTGTAACTGATATATATGAAAGAGACGATAAAGGAAGATTTACAGGATATATTGTAAGAAAATTAAATTATGGCAAATTTTATAAAGACTATGATGATTTCTTAATAAAACTAAACAAAGATATATCCGATAAGTACGGAATAGAATTAGATAGTTCAAATAGGGTTGCCCCAGATATAGATGGTGCAATGCAAGAATTTAATAAGCGTAGAACAAAATGGTTATCAGACCATTGTGAAAGAAAATATGTATCTTCATACTATGAAAGTTATTCAAAACTTTCAAATATGTCAAGAGACGCTATGCAATCAATAAATAACAGAATTTTTGCAATAAATAATAAACCAGGCATAATTGGAGAAGATGGATACCCACATTATGAAAAATTATCAAAAGAATATTATGATGAACTTGTTGCATTATAGATAAGAAAAAAAATACTTAGGTCATCATATGATGATAGTGGAAATCTAAAAGTTGGCGAACAACTTAGAATTGCAAAAGAACTATAGGATTTAAATAAAGATTTATATGGTGAGGGACACAATGTTAAAAAAGACGAAAAAGCTTGGTCTAATTCCAGAAATGCTATAATAGAAGAGTGTGGCGGACAAAAAGAGTATGAAAAATATAAAAATGGCGAAGAAAATAATTTTAACATAGACAAACTTGACGAATGGGATAAGTTTAATTCAAGAATTGAGTTTAAAAAGGATGAAGATGAATAGCCATTAATATTTAAAGACATACAAGAAGAGGCTAACGCGTCATCTCCTTATTATGGAAAAGATTATGAAAACATCAAGGGCCAAATAAGAGAAATGTTAAATCCATATTATGGTACAAATGGAGAAATAATAGACAGCCAATTACCACAGTCTGTAAAATATAAAGTAGAAGGACTTTAGCATAAACTAAACGATATTAGAAGAGATGCTTTAGAGGATAACCAACCGTTAAAGAAACAGTCAGATGCATATGGTAGTGTATTTTCTAAATATATTACGTTTGAAGATACTGAAGAATATGGTAAAATAAAAGATGAATTATTAAAATCTTTAAATTATGATCTTGATGTGTATAATATATCTTTATCACAATTTGGTACAGGATACTTTGATTTTACTATAAATCAATTAAAATATTTTAGACCTTTTAAGTGGTATCAACGAATGACTGCCGTCGATAAAGAAAAATACATGGAAATTAAACCTGGTCAAGCTTGGGTAGATAAAAGTCAAAATAATGATTTTGTAAATAAAAATTTTGATGAATCTCAAGGCACTACATTTGTACCGAAAGCTGAACTTTATGATAATTCAAAATAGTATAATAAAGTGATGGGGTCCAAATCTCTTAGAAAGTTAAGAGATACTGCTGTAAATGTAATGACTAAATCTAATGAATTTCATACTAACAGATCTTTTGTAGATAATTATCTTCTTCCTCAAATGCAAGGAAATTTGTCATAGCGATTAAGACATTCACAATCTAAAATACATGCATTATTTAGATGGTTGAGAGATATATTTGGAATAAACCCAAATGATACCGATTTTGGTCAAGAAAACCAATATACAACTGATGAAACTGGAAAAATTGTATCCAAAGAGTCAACTAGAAATAAATATAGTTCTAGGCCTAATGGAAAATAGTTCAATTTAATCCCGTAGCCATATACTAGAAAATTAGATAATCCTGAAGAAATATCTCCAGATTTGGTTCAAATAATTACTAATTATTATAGAATGTCTAAGGCATATGAAGAAAAATCTAAAATAAAGGATACATGCGAAACTATTGTAGATCTAATCAAGAAACAAATATATCAGAGCGGGAAAGAACAGGTTGGAGGAATGTCTGGCATAGATTCAAATTCGTATTAGTTTGCTAAAAAGTTTTTAGAGGCAAATCTATATGATAAGCGAATTAAACAGATGAATGTCAATATAGCTGGAAGAAAAATATAGATTCAAAAAACTATAGGTCTACTTAAACGCTGGACAACAGCTAGAAACCTTGGTATGAACCCTAAGATTGCTGTGCTTGGTATGCTTACTGCTGAATATGTACATATAGTAAACGCAATAACTGGTCAAAAATATGATATTCGTAATGGTACAAATGCTGCAATGGAGGTATTTTTAAGACTTATAAAAAATTGTGGTGGAGCAAACTATGTAAATAATCCATATTCAAACGATAAACTAATGGTAATGATGGAAACATTTGATATTGCAGATTAGTTTACTAATAAATTTAAAGATACCAATCGTTCTAGAATATTACATGCAATATATAAAAATAGCATTTTTGGAATGCTCAGTGCTGGCGATTATTTAATAAAATCACAAATAGCTGTTTCAACATTGATGTCTTATAGATATGTAGATGGACAATTTATAACAAAAGACGATATAAGAATGCAGGCTTCTCAAATGGGAAGCTCCAGGAATCAATATTTGAAAGAAAATATTAAAAAGTGGAAAAAAGGGGAGTGTTTATATAATGTTATAGATTCAAAAAATGGCTATCTTATATGTAATGAAAAATATCAATCTGCGTGGAATAAAGTAAAAAACGTTGTAAAAGAAAGGGCTTAGAAATATTCTCAAAATGCAGATGGTATGGCAACTTCTTTACAAAGGTCAGCTGTTACTTAGAATTGTTTGGGAGCTTTACTATTAATTCATAGATAGTATTTACCACTTATGTTATAGGAAAGGTTTTCAAATACTACATACGATTATGACATGCATCAATATAAAAATGGACAATTTAGAAATACTTTAGGATTAATTTCTTAGTTAACACAAGCTAGCTTATTAAACGGTGCTTTGGTTGGTGGTTTAGTTGGTTCACATTTTGGGTTATTAGGTACAGCATTAGGCTCTTTGGTAGGAATTGCTTATGGTATAAAAGGAAGAATTAAACATGCAGATAATACAAAAACTGTACTTCGTAAAAATCTTTTAGATTTTAGTAAAGAAAACGGATATAAAACTCAAATGATTAGATATAATCTAAAACAGATAATGCTTGAAGTATTTATATTTAATGCGTTAATAAAGCCGGCAGTTGCTTCTATAGTTAAAACTGCAGAAGATGCCGATGATGATAAATATCTTTTAAAAATGATAGCTTATTGGGCTAGGTCGTTTGAGTGGGAGTCATTTACTCCGTATAGATTTGACGATTTATTTTCTAACTTTAAAACAGTTAGTCCTGCTACAAGTTCTCTTGATAATCTAGAAGATGTTTTTGATAATATATCACCGTATGCTTCTGGATTTGGCAATAGTTTATTCGGTCTGATGTTTCCTAGAAACAATGAGGTGCAAAACCTATTTGATCTATCATCTACTGCAAACGGAGATGATTAGAATGATATAATAGATAGAGGTACTTATGAAGGTCATACAAGACTTTATAAAACCGCTATGAAATTAACACCTATTCATAATGCAATGGAATAGTATTATGATTCTGATTCTAAAAGAAGATATATTGAAAATTAGATAATGCGTAAATAGAATTAACAAAAAAACCCAGATTATTCGTTTTGAATAGTCTGGGTTTATTGTTTTATATCAATTCCAATAGTTGTTAACAGTTTTTAATATATTAACAGTTAATCCTTTATCTCCCATAGTTTGTAAACAATTTACTAACCATATATTTTTATTTGGTATTCTAAATTGTATATACAATATTCCATCTCTTCCAATATATGTATTATATATATTATGTTCAGACGTTGCTATTTTATTTGCAAGATATAAAGAATATTTAGTTACTTTATATTTTAACAATAAGTGCTTAGCATCTACGAGATCTACGATCTCGGAGGATGCTAATACACTATTGTCAACTAAAACTTTATTATTAACTACATATGGCATTATGTACCACGATTGTGATTTAAATATTTCCTTATGCACAAAGTTTTTCTTTTAATCGTAATGAATTTAATTTCACTTCCTCTGCATATATCAAAGGATGTTGTTTATTTAGAAAATCTTCAATCTCCATTTTAATTAATATGAGATCTGTATTAATATTGCGTAAATAATCGGAAATACTTTCGTCTATTCCGTTTATAACATTATTGTGTCTTGCATCTTCCATGCTATAATCTTGAATATTCATTCTATATTTATATTTAAATTTAATTTTTCAGCACCATCGTTTTCATAATAGTCTTTACTATGTTCCCATAAATTATTTGATTTATGCCAACTTATATCTTTTAATGCGGTTGTAATAATGTCTTTTTTACTTTCAACTTGCTCTTTTGTAAATTGAAATGTACGTATTTCATTACTTCCAATACTATCAATTCCTATAATATACCATTCATATGACCAATTGTGAATTTTTTCATAAATGCTTTTTTCATGGATTAAATACCAATTTACAGCCATCGTATAATAGCACAATTGTCTTAGATAGTCATAAGTATTAATACTATCTTCAAAATGCCATAATTTAGCCGTTGTTTTTAAATCCATAATAATTACTTTATGATTTTTATAATCTATATATACACTATCTAATAATGATTTACATTTTATTAAACAATTATCATCATAGTATTCCCAATTTATATGAAATTCATGATTTAATTCTTCAATATCATTTTTATATGGATTTTTTAATAATTCATTAGCTTTTTTATGAGAATGTATATTTTCAGCTATTCGCATTAATTGATTTGATTGATAATCGGATATTAATATTCGTTTATCATTAGATTTAATAAAGTCTATATAATCTTTTAATTCTAGAGCTATTTTAAGGCCTTCTGAGAGCACTTTATCATCTGATTTATTAGTTGTACGATAAGATGATTTATAAGCGTCTAGAATCGCTTTATTTGGTTCAATTTCAATACTCTTTGCTAATGCCTGACAGAACGCTTCTTGCTGTGTAGAAGAAGGTCTACATTTGTTCCAAACTAAATAGTTCTTTGTGAACTCTTCAGGCTGTAATAGATACTCATGAATCATAGTACCTTTTTCTAATTGTGGTCCAGATTCACCTTTTCCAGTACCTACTAGCATAGAGTGTAAATAAGATGGTCCTTTATTTAAAAACCATCCTATATTTGAGTTACTAATACGAGTTAAATCTTCGTAATATGGTATAGTTATATCCATCATTTTTGAGACAAGTTCATATCTTCAAATAACAATTCATATGTATCTTTTGGATTTTCATTAACTTCAAGAGCAAACGAACAAACATTGTCAAAACTAACACATCCAAATTTATTTATAATAAAATCAGTAAGTGTATCTACTTCTGATTTATCATTTAATTTATCTTCTAAAATTAAACGTACCATTGAATTGCTCATTTCACCAAATTCTTTCCAATATCTAATACGAGAACATCTGTCAAGCAAATATTCATTTATATTACTATCATCATTACACGTAAATATAACTAATTTTTTGCCTGATGTACTCATTCCGTCTAATACTTGAAGAAGATAATCGCTATCATAATTCTCTCCTAATTTATCAACTTCGTCAAATACAATACAAGCATCTATTTCTTTAAGTTTATTAAATAAATTCTTAAACATTTGAGGATTAAACGCCTTATCTATGATAATAATAGGTAAATTAGATTTTGTTGCTATATTTTTAGACATTACAGTTTTACCAGATCCCTTTAAACCAGCTAACATTATTCCTGTTACACCATTATCTGTATTATTATAATGAGATAACACTCGATTAATAAACGATTCATCCTCTTTTGTAGAATAAATCTTTTTTGGTAATGCTAAATCTGGAGCAATTGAAAACGATATTTCATCAGAATAACGATCAATATCTACAGTGTAAACACTTCCTTTTTCAAGATTATAATCTAAACCATCTGTTATTGATTTAAATATAATTTTGTTACCTATTTTAATAAATTTTGTATTATTTTCTTTCATGATTTTTTTGACTTAATAGTTCTTTTATCATTTCATCTACTTGTTTGTGATTTCTCACTAAAAAACATTTCATTTTACTATGATGTTGTTTTAGATAATATTTAAATAATTTGTATCTTAGTGGAAAACTATCTGTTATAAGACCTTTACATTCTACTACAAATCCTATTCCTAAGAAATCTGGTAAATATGTAATAGGTCTTATTTTTTCTTCTAAATACTCGAATTTTGGTAATAAAGTAAAGTGCTTTGGCTCATATTTAACTGATATTCTAGCTTTCATAAAAGCTTCATAAGTATAACATTCGAGTTTACTACGAAAATGTAGTCCATACTTATCGACTCTTGTCGCATTTCTTACTTTACCATTAGATTTCATTATATGTTTTGTTTATATAATCTATATATAATGATTTTATTGATTTTCCAGTATTAATATCTTCAATAGTTACAAAAGTTTTATTTGGATGTATTGTACTATTCCAAGTTTCTATAACTATTCCTTTTTTTAATTTTATTGTTTTACTTTCATTATTTTCATTAATTGTTTTAAGTGTTTTATTAAACTTTTTTTGATTAATGATATCTATAACTAAAGCAATTAATAATCCAATAATAACACCAGAAAATAAACTAACTATTATTGTTTCATACATATTTTTTCAATGTTTTTGTTGTCCATTCCTTAACATCTATAAAATTATTATTTTTTATAGCGTCAGAAATATCTTTTGAATTAAATTTCTTATTGACGAAAAAAGCATCTATTTTTTTCTCTTTACTTATTTTTCTAGTTTCATTTACTCCAGTTTTATCTCTATCATATAATAAAATTATATGTTTCCATTTTTTATTTAATGACTTTAATATTTTATCTGGTATAAATGTAGTTTCACTAGAAGAAGCTATTGCATAAAAACCCATCTCATATAAACACATTACATCTTTTAATGATTTTGTGATTATAAGTAGATTTCCACCATCCTGTGGCAATTCGGCTAATCCCTGAACGTGTTCATTTGTCAAATTAGTACGCCATTTAGTATATTTGGATGATAAAGGTCTATAAATTTTAAATTTGTCATATACCTTATATGCATACATAGGATTAGTATCTTTGTAGGTTCCTCTGACGACTCTATTACTAAGATAGTATTTTATGCTAAATACATTAAATTTTTTTAATGTATCAATTGAAATATGAAATTGTTTCCAGTATTGTTTGTCAATTGTTGTAAATGGTTGTCTTACAATACCGATATCTACTTCATATTGTTTTATATTCTTACTATACACATTATAAACATGCATAGTAGGATTCATTCTTCTTACAATTTTTAGAAGTTCTTTTTCAAGTTCTTCTTTAGATTGTATTTTTTTGTAAATTTTTATAAATTTAAGTGCATTTCCACCTATTCCGGAACCATGATCTTTAAAAAATAA